TTCGCGCTCAATCAATGATGCTACCTAAAGTAGTCTCCGTGGAAGTGTTTGGCGGCCTGTCTATAGGCCTGCGAAGCTTCGCTGATTGTGGGAAAAACTCCGAGTCTATGGACTTTCCCGCTGATCGTGATGCGGGCTTCGTAGCCATTCCTGCATTCAGTCACGCCTCTACTGCCGGTAATACTGTGAGTGCGGGCGCGACGATTGAAGGTCTGTTGCTGTCGGGTGGCCAGTCGCAGATTGCCGATTCGGTTGTTCAGCGGGTTGCCGTCGATGTGGTCGATTTCGTGAGGTCGCGGGTCGTCTCCGTAAGTCAGCAACCAAGCAATGCGATGCGCCAAACAAGCGCGGTTGTTCAAGGTAAGCGCCCAATATACCTCACCTCGATCGACCACGAGACGCCACCCAGCGAGCTTCCCAGCGTATCTGGCGTTCCATGTGGCGCAGGCCCTCTGAGTTCGGAAATGGCCTCTTGGCCTCTCGCGCCAGAGGAAGATGCCGGTGTCTGGATCGTAGTCCAGGCACTCGCGGACGAAGCTGAGATCGGGCAGTTTCTTTGCAGCCACGGCGTGCCTCCGCACGTTGGGGTCAGGGTCGGAGCAGCGACGTCAACTCGCTGTTCTGACCCGAATATACGGAGCGTCTCGCTATGACGCTACCGCTCTACGAGCGCTACGACCCGGTCACCACGCGCTACACCGAGATCACCACCGACTCGGAAACCGGCCTGCCGCTCATCACCTACACGCAGAACGTCAAGCCGATCGTCGAGGCATGCAAGCGTGCGGCCAGCAACTTTACCGGCACCAGCAAGACCGGCTTCACGCGGGTGGCCAGCATTCCAAACGTGGTCGTGCAACGGCTGATGCAGACCGGCATCTGGTACGACGAGAAGGCGATGAATGCGTGGCTGAACGAGCGTGACAACCGGGTGTTCAGGACGGACGACGGACGACGTCTCTAGGAGGTTTTAACCATGCCTATGGGAACCACAGACCAGCCCAACAGCAACGAGCGGATGGCGCCCTCGCCCACGGCGACAGCGGCACCGCGCGCGCAGGGTGTACAGACCATGCAGACGCCGCGCTTCCCCGGCTCCGACGAGCACGGGCGCAACCCGGTGCCGCCGCGTCAGGAATACCCTGGCCAGTATCACCAGGGTGATATGATCCCGCCTCCGGGATGGGCGGGCACCACCAATGTCGACGAGCCTTACCTGCCGCCCGACTTCGACAAGGTGCTGGTGATGCGCTGCTACCCAGAGGCGGAATCCTTCGGTGAGCTCCGCGAGATGGCCTACGAGCACGGGCGCGAGGTGCTGGCGATGGCGCGCGAGTCGACCCGGATAATGGCTGATCTCGCCGGCCAGCCCGACCCGCATGACCTGAGCGTGGAGCGGGCGGTGACGCAGCAGCCCGGCCAGCCCAATCCAGGCCAACCGATGCCAGCCAACCCGCCGCCGCGCCCGCAGCCCAACCAGCCGACCCAGCCAAACCAGCCGGCGCAGCAGCCCACACAGCCGCAGCCGGGCCGTGAGGCTAGCCAGGGTCAGGACCAGGACCGCGAGCGGCAGGAGCGCGATCAGCGCGAGCAGCGCGAAGAGCGGGAGCGCCGGGAACGCCAGGAGCGCGAGAACCGCGAGCGGGAAGACCGTGAGCGGCGGGAGCGCGAGCAGAAGCGGGACTGACCCTTGGCGTCTTACCAGCAATTACAGGACGACGTGCTGTGGTATCTCGATCGCCGGGATGCCGCAGCACGCATACCGTCCTGGGTGATGCTGGTGGAGACCGAGATCCAGCAGACCCTGCGCGCCAGGTGCATGGAGGTCAGCGCAACCCAGCCGGTTGATTCGGCCTTCGTCACCCTGCCGCCTGACTTCTCCACCATGGCCAGCATCAGGGACGCTGCCACGGGCAGGCTCCTTGTGCTCAAAGACGAGTGGACCGGCTCGTGGACCGACGTTTCCGGCGCCCCTCCGGACGATCTTTATCCCGGCACCTACTACGGCACCCGGCGTGTGTGGGCCTACCGGCTCGTGGGCGATTGCCTGGAGTTTCTCCCTCACCCGTGGCTACCGGACCCGCCCGATCCGCTGTGGGTGCCGCAGACCGTCATGATGAACTGGTATGCCAAGCCCAAGGCGCTGGTCCTGCCGTCCGATACCAACCCGGTGCTGGAACAACTCTATTCGGTATATCTGTATGGCATCCTGAGCCATGCGACCCTGGCAGAGCAGGACGAGCCGATGGCCCCGCAGTGGGACGCAAAATATCAACAGGCGGTCACGCGGGCCAACCTGAACACGCAACAATCTACCATGAGCGGGGCCCCGTACACCGAGGAGATGTCTGGGGCGATCAGCTGATGTCCCCGCCCCTAATCAGCAAGGCGGCGGCGCGCTACACCGGGGCGGGTGGCAAGGAACACTGTAGCCTCTGCCGTCACTTTTCCCCACGCCGCGGCGGGCGGTGCGCGCGGGTGCTGGGCGACATCTCGCCGATGGGCTGGTGCAAGCTGTTCTCGCGCGAGATGCGCGGCATGGTCGCCGATGCCTCATCGTTCAACGGCGGCGGTGGCGGCCCATCGCTCTCGCTCGACTTCATGACCCCCGGCACGCTGTCGCCGCTCATCACCTTCACCCGTGCGTCCACCGCCACGTATTTCGACAGCGCGGGCGTGCTGCGATCGGCGGCGATCAACACGCCGCGCTGGGACTATGACCCGGTCACGCTGGCCATGCGCGGGCTGCTGCTCGAGGACCAACGCACCAACGGCATCCGCAACAGCTCTGACATGAGCGCGGTCGTCCCAGGCACGCCAGGAGCCGGGCCGGTTAACTGGTCCTATAATGCTGGCACGACTGGCCTGACAGTCCAGACGGTTGGCGCGGGCGTCGAGTCAGGTATCTCGTATGTCGATATCCGGTTTTCCGGCACGGTCACTGCGGCAGCCGGCACTGTGATAGTCCAAGACAGCGCCGCGGCGATTGTCGCAGCTACCGGACAGGCGTGGACCTACTCGCACTATTGGCGGCTGGTGTCCGGCACGGCCACAGGCATGACCACGTCGCAAGTCACCATCAGGGAAAACACATCGGCGGGCGGGCTGGTGAAGGACAACCCGCTGACGATCGCCAACCCTACGAGCGCGACACTGTCCGGTCAGAGGGTGTCGGCTGGAATAGCACTATCCGGCGGTGCCACCGTCGCCAGGGTCCAGGCGCGCATCGCGATCAACTACGCCAACGGTGCGCTGGTCGACATGACGTTGCGCATCGGCGCTCCGCAGCTAGAGGCGGGCGACTTCGCCACCAGCTACATCCCCACCACCGCCGCCGCCGTCACACGCAGCATCGACAGCTGCCTGATCCCGCCGGCCAATACTGGGTGGTTCACCGGGCCGGGGGGCTCGTGGTTCGCCGAGTTCGACTACTTCGACGTAACGCCGAGCAACTCGCGAGTGATCGGGCGGCCGGATACAGCTGGCGGTGTGTCGCCGTTGCTGCTGAACGCTACCCGGAACGTCGCGCAGAATGACGGCGTCACGCTCGCGACAGCCAATGCGACGACGGCCGGCGTGGTCGCTAAGGCATGCTCGACGTGGGCAGCAGGCTCGGCGCGTATATGCGCCAACGGTGGTGCTGTCGCATCGTCCGCGTCCCTGGCTACCGGCTACGGCGCATTCACCGCAGCGGGCATCCGGTTCCTGTCGGTTGGCGCTGCGCTCGGCGCTGATAACACCAGTGGCCACATCCGCGCCGTGCGCTACTGGCCCACGGTGCTGACCGACGCGCAGATGCAGGCGATCACCGCGCCATGAGCGGCAGCGCATCCCTCGAGCTTGAGCGGCTGCTGCTGGGCCACACACTGGCCATCGCGCCGATGCCGACGCTGGCGCGTGTCTATGTGGCGCTGTGCCAGACGGCACCCACAGAGGCCGCAGGGGGTTTGGAAATGGCAGGTGCGGGCTACGCCCGCAGTGCCGCCACGTTCGCTCTGCTGTCCACGCCGGCCAACGCGGCGAGTAACGCCACCGCGGTGGATTTCGCGCCGGCCACGTCCGATTGGCAGCCGATCGCCCACTTTGAGATATGGACGCAGCCGAGCGGTGGGACGCGTCTCTACTGGGGCCGACTTGTAAACCCTGCGGACGGTGTGCCGATCTCGATCGACCTTCTGTCCGGCAGCGCTGTGCGGTTCTCGCCAGGGTCGCTGGTCGTTCAGATAGCCGAGCCGGTCTGATGGCGACCCGCCCATTTGGTCGCGGTCCCTACGGCAATGGCCCGTTCGGCCCCGGCTATGTCGAACTGGGCGGCGTCTGCGTCGTCTCGTTCGACGCCCATGCTGTGCTGTCCCTGGCGTGGCGCCAGGCGGCCGGCTGCAACGCCGGGGCATGGGTGCAGCAGGATTGCGCCGCGGGCGTCTGGGCGCCTGTGAGCGGCTGCGGGACGGGCGCCTGGACGGTCACCCGCCTGCCTGAACTGGAACCGGTATGAGTTACGCTCTGACCCCCAACCTCGGCCTGTTTCAGCCCACGGTAGACGGCGACGATAACCTGTGGGGCGGCCGGCTTAACCAAAACGCAACGATACTCGATACCGCGGTCGGCTCGGTCGCCAACGTGCTGCACTACGGCGCGGACCCGACCGGTGCCACCGACAGCACCGCGGCGATCCGCGCGGCAATCGCAACCACCAAGAACGTATATCTGCCGGCCGGCACCTATCGCATCACCGATCGCCTCAACCTCGGCAGCCTGACCCAGTCGCAGACGATGCAGGGCGATGGCCTTGCCACCACACTGCTCATCGGCACCAGCTTCAATCCGGCTGTGACCGATGGCGTGGTGGTGCTGACCGGCATCAACCTGACCGATCAGCGCCCGATGGTCCGCGATGTCACTTTCAGGTTTGAGCAGCCCGCTGACATCGTCACGACAGCTACAGCCACATCCGCCGCAGCTACGAACACCATCACCGTCGCGTCCATCGCCGGCATCGTCGTGGGCATGGCGGCGTATAACGTGACGCACACGGGTTCTATCCCGTCCACCGTTGGCGGCACATCGACGCTGCCATGCACGGTGACCAACATCGCCGGCAATGTGCTGACACTAAGCCAGAACGTGGCGGCGCCGGGCGTGTCCATCGGCGACAGCATCCACTTCGCGTCCACCCGCTCGATGTTCAAGACGATCGCGGCGGGCGGCACCGCCACGCCTGGCGGGACCGGGGTGCAGTATCCATGGGCGATCTATTGCAGCGGCAATGTGCAGACGATGTTGCTGGACAACATCATGATCGTCGGCGGCTGGAACGGCATTTACAGTCGCGGGTCGGCGTTTCAGTTCGGGCGTATCAATGTCGGTGTGTTCAACGTTGGAATGGACATCGACAATAGCATGAACTTCCCTTCTATCCAGGACTTCAGGCTGTGGCCGTGGGGTTATGGCCCCGCCGATCCTTATGGACAGGCGCGCGCCGCGCTGCTGAACGTCTATTATGACGGTGGCCTTATTGCCGCGACCATCGGCCGATGCGACGGGCTTGGCTGCGTAAACTTCCAGACATGGGCAGGGCAACTTAATCTCACGGCGAACTGGACCTGGGGGTCGTTCCTCAATCTCATGCTGGACGGCAACAGTTCTAACTTGAACATTACCCCTGCTGGCGCGGGCTTCGTGCAGATCGCCAACTGCTACGCGACGCGTGGCTCACGCACAATCGGCCATGCGGTCGTGATGAATCCAACGAGCGCAGACTTTCAAGTGTGGATCGACAACCTGTCGATCAGCAGCGCAAGTATTCTGTATCGCGGCCTTCTGCAACAGAATGGCCGCCTGTCGGTCACCCATGGTTATATGTGGCACGGCCTCGCCAACGGGCTGGCGATGGTGCAGCTAAACGGCGGCACGCTGCGGATGGCGGACGTGCAGTTCGATGCCAGCGCCGCGCGCGTAGACACCTACATCAGCGTGACCGGTGCCAGCAGCGTCATTCAGATGAGCGACTGCGTGTTCCTGGCCGTGCCCGGTGCGGGCGCCAAAGGACTAACGACGACTGTCGATAATCCATCGCATGCGCTCGATGGCATCAAGTGGAACGGATGGACGGTTACCGGCACCACGGCCGGGCTGGCTTGGGCAGCAGGCCCGACCATCCGATCAGGCACGGGTGCTGCGACTGGCACACAGCCGAAGGGGTCGCTCTGGATGCGCACTGACGGCGCAGCAGGGACCACGCTCTACGTCAGCCAGGGCGGCGGGACGTGGAACCCGGTGGCGGGCGTCTGATGCGCCGCAAGACCCAGCACTATTGCCCGGCGTGCCGCCGCTACGTGTTCACCTGCCCGCATTGGATCGCATAGGGGACAAACCATGACAGTTCTAACCATGGTTCACGAACTCCCCATGCAGCTGCTTTGCAGCGGCCTGTCGTGCGATCACAGCTTCACCAAGAGTGGGATAACTGCCGATCCAATAGCGTTTGCCATTCGCCATGATGTTCACACAGAACCGCGTGCAGTTACCGCGTCGCCGATAGTCAATGCCTTTGACCCCCGAGGAGGTGTCGCGCATTGTGCCTCTACGGTTCTGCGCGCTTTGGTAGATGTTGACCGCCCGCAGATTAGCGATCCGGTTGTTCTGTGTTTCTCCATCGATATGGTCGATCCTCTTGGGAACTGGCTTTCCATAGACCATCGCCCAAGCGACGCGATGTGCCTTATAAAAAATCCCAGAGAAGCGAAGCTTCCAGTAGTTGCTGCGATCTCTGGTGGGGCTTCCTGCGATCTTCCCGGCCCAAATGTTGTTCCATCGTGTATGGGTCCGTTGGTCCGGGAAGTGATGGCGAGGCCTTGTGCGCCAAGTGAAAATACCGGTGTCCGGGTTGTAATCCACGCACTCGCGAATGAACGCGACTTCGGGCAGTTTCTTGACAGCCATGACGATCCTCCGGTGGGTCGTGTGGTTAGAGGCGACGCCGGTGCTTCCAACACCGCGTCGCTTCGCTTGTAGCACAGGAGGCGAAGATCACAATTCTCGCAGGCACCATCCGCGCATCATCCACGGGTAACCCGGATTGGCGCGCGTGCGACGGCGGCACGGTCTACGTCGCCGATAACAAGCTCGGCGGCATCCAAGTGCTGCCGCGCGCCGCACCAGCGCCAGGTTTCGGCGATCACCGCGACTGGCGGCGCCGCGTCGGCACCAAGTATGGCTGGACCGGCCTCGGCCCCAATGGCTTTCGATTCCGCCTGCCCGTCGCGGCAGATGGGAATTTTGTGAAGACGAATGATGATACCGCCGACACATGATTCAGATGCCAGCCAGAACAAGCTGCGGCGCAGTGTGCTTCCCGGTTCGCTGGAGATACGCGATCAGCTTCAGCAGGTGCTGCACATCGTCGTTCACCATGCCAAGAGCTATGTTGCAGGGTTGGCAAATCCAGCCTCGGAAGTGCCCCCTTTGATGGCAATGGTCCCACATAATCTTTCTGTCGGTCTTGCAGCAGATATCGCATCTGTCAGGCTTTGGCCGACCGGCGGCCTCTTGCTGGCGTCTTTCGCGGTGCTTACGCCACTGCTCACGCTTTCGAAGCGGATCAAGCGCGTGCCGCTTCCGGCTCTGTTCAGCCTTGCGTGCCTTTATCTCGGGCCGAGTGCAATACGCCTTCAGTTTCGCGGCTACCTGGTCCTTGTTATCGACCCGATAGCGGCGATACCTCGCTTTCTGTTTTGCTGGGTCTTTCCGTTTGTCGATGGCTCGACGCTCTTCCTTGTGCGTCGCCTCGTAAATGCGGCTGTAGTCCCGCATCCGTTCCTTGTTCCGCATACGATAGGCGCGGGCTACAGCAGCGATCCTATCCTTGTTCTCGGCAAGGTAGCGTCGCCGTGCTTCTGGGTCTTTAAGTGGCATCAGCCTCGGTCCTTCTGTGAAAGGGTCGGGGTTAGGGGCGGCAGAGGTGCTAGACACACCGCTGTCGTCCCGACACTAGCATAGGAACAGCCGATGGCCGACAGCTACACGCAGAACCTTTCGCTAGTGAAACCAGAGGTGGGGGCCTCAAGAGATAGTTGGGGAAGTAAAACGAATGCCAACTGGGATGTGGTTGATGAATTTATCCAGATGGCCATGCCAGTTGGAGCGATTATCGATTATGCGGGACCAAACCCGCCCCCTGGGTGGTTGAGTTGCGATGGGCGCGCAGTCTCGAGGACTACTTACAGCGAACTGTTTGCGTCAATTGGCGGGGCGTGGGGCAATGGGGACGGCTCCACCACGTTCAACCTGCCGCCGGCCAATGGTCGCGCCGCGATCGGCGCCGGCAGCGTCACTGATGCGAACGGCACCGTGCGTAGCTACGGGTTCGCGCAACGCGTCGGCTCGCTGTCCTACACGATCGCACAGGCCAATCTGCCGGCATATTGGCTGGCCACCGATATGCAGGGCACCCACAGCCATGCCGGCTCTACGGCTAACGGCGGCGCGCATGTCCACACCACCGACGCGCAGGGCGCGCACAACCACGACACCGCCGGGACCGGGTTCGGCACGCCTGTGCAATACTCGCATCAGCACACTGGCGTCACTGACATACAGGGCAACCACACCCACACGGTCGGCTTGTGGGGTATGGGGACGGG